ATGTTCACTTTTGATAACTCCTGTATTTCTAATAGCATCAAGCTCACGTTGACTAACAGCACGAACAACGGTATTTGGGTTGCGTTCCATTTGCCAAGGAACCCCCGCTGCTGGGGATGGAGCGGCGGCTGGCTCCAAAGGCAAAACCGTCTGCCCAGCCTGGGTCTCTGCCGCAAGCCTCTGCTGCTCCACAACCTGTTCCGGCTGGATAAGCGGCTGCCGGGCCTCACTGCGCCCCAAGCCCGTAAAGCCTACCTGCTGAGGAGGTTCGCCGATGCCAAACCCGGCCTGCACCCCAGTGCCGGGGGCCACTTCTGGGGGAATGGCCCGTACAGACGGCTCCACTATCGAATCGAACAGGCCGCGCAGCCGCTCCCCGTAGGCCGTCAACTGGGGCGTGGATTTACCTGGAGAAATGGCTTTCCTGCCGGCGTGGAACGGTGCTAACCGGCTGGCCAACTCCGCATCCACCTCTTCCAGACTCGACCGCATGAACTTCACCACGTCGTCCGTCGTGTCGCTCAACTCGATGAACCCCGCCAGAGTGCGATCCGCTTCTAGGCGCCCCAGCTCTTCCCTGATCGCTCTCCGGGTGCCCTGGCCCTTCGGCAGGCGGCCCTTCTTGGACAGCAGCCCTTCTATCTCGCCGATCCGGGTGTTGATGCGGGCAAACTCTGCCGCCGCATCTGCCCCCAAGCCTGCCGCTTCTGCTACTCGAGGGACAGCCAAGCGGGTAATGGGAGCGTCGGCCGCAGCCCGGATACCCGCACGCCCCACCTGAACCGCCCCCCTCACTCCACTTCGCGCAAGGCTAGGTATGCCAGTGGGAAGTCCGGGGTCTAGCACCAGTTGTTGCCACAAAGGCCGTTCAGCGAATTGGCTGGCAGCAGCGCCGGAACCTTCAGTAAACAGCGTCGGGGCTTCAACATCCTCGAGCGGTTTGTCCAATTGAGCAAGCAGTTCCGCGTACACTTCGCCCGCAACATCGAGCGGCTCCATGTACGCTCGAAGAATCCCCTCAACCGTCCGTTCCTCCGGTGTGACGGGGCGCCCATAGTCCAATGCGGGGATCCCAGCGAGAAATGACTCTGCCCCAATGGCCCGTTCGGTGACCGGCGGGTCAGGCGCAACGCCGGGAGGCAAAAACGGGCCCGCTTGAAACCCCTTCAATTCCTCTGGCGGCCTGGTTTCCAAACGGGTGCCAACAATGCGCTCGGACTCACGGCCAACAGGCGTCCCAATGAATCCTTCCAAGAACCCGCCGGGCCGCGGCCCGGCTTCCGCCGCCCCCAACTGGCCAATAATGCCTTGAAGCAGACCCTCAATCTCCCGGTCAACCTCTTGCGCCGGGTCAGGACGTGGGGCAGGGCGCGGTGCAGGACGGGGCTGGGCGGTAGGACGGGGAACAGGTTCAGGCCGGGGAGGGCGTACCTCCTTCTCGGCCTGAACGAACCGGTCCGCAACGCGATCCCAAGGGCTGGTAGTCACGAACGCGACTCCTAGTTAGCAGGAACCTTGTCGCTATCTTTTACGTACAGCGGCGTCCCTTCCATAGTCCTCCTAGAATCCCGGTATGTCCCAGCGGGCCCGCGGCCCGAACTGAGAGCTTTGGGCACCCCGCCGCTGTGGCGACAGAGCAAGGAATCGTTGCATCCAGGGGTAGTTCGCCAAGAACTCGACATTCGTCGCTGTTGGCGCCTGGCCAGCACGGGCTTGTGCTCCTAACTGACCAAAATAGCCTCCTTCAATCTGTGCCTGCCTGTTTTGGTAGTAGTCGAAAAACGTGTTCGGAGCACTGGGGAACTCCGCTGGTCGGTTGAACCGGTCGGGGCGGTAAGCCTCATAAGCAATATCGGGGAAGTCTTCTAGGAAGTCTCTCGACCAGATGTTGTCAGTGGGCATCGTCGTTCCCTACCGTTAGAAGCTGAACTTGGAGCGAAGGTAGTCAATCCAGGGAGTCCCCCGACCACCCAATTCCCACTGTTGCTGCATGAACGGAACCCGCGAGGCAGCCCAGGCGGCACCACGCGCACCTAGGCGGGGTGCAAGCCCGCCTGTCATTAAGTCTTGCAACCTCCTGAGGCCCGCACCTTCAGTGAACTCCCCGCCGCCAAACTCATCATACGTCGGAGCGAACGTGAGCCCTCCAAATTCCCTTTGCTCTCCCGTCATGCCGCCCAAACTGCTAAGAACGGAGGCAGCCCGTGCGCGTCGGGAGGCTACATCCGGGATACCTGCCGCCCAAGGGTCGAACTCCATGCCGGGCAAGTCCTGTGCCCCACTAATAAGTTGTGAAGTCTCGTAGAGATTACGCAGCGGAGCGTACTGGCCCGCAATGAATCTCTGGCCTGGGGTGCGGGCACCAGTACCGATACCTCGGCTTCTCAACCATCTCGTAAACGGCCCTTCTTCCAGTGGGTCTGTAGCCACGTTGTTTCCTCCTACGCTCTCCAATACCGTCCGCGCTGCCTGTCTCGCTGCTTCCGCTTCCGCTGCCGCTGCCGCTGCCGCTGCCGCATTGGCGACTTGTTGGGTGGTCCACGAATCCCCGGCCTGTGCTTGCGCCGTCCCCGGTCCCGGGTCCCTAGGCGGAGCTGCCAGTACCCCGCCGCCAGCATCGCCGACCGGGTTAGCCTGGTCATAAAGAGCCCTGGCCTTTGCGGCCATCGCGTCAGTAGCCAGGCTAAAAGTATCCTCAACCTTCGACGCAAATTCCTGCAACCCCTCGGTCGCAAGAGCCCACTCGGCTGCGTTGCGCCCCTCTTGAAGACTGCGATAGGCGCCTTGCAGGAAGCGGTTGAAGTAATCTGTGACGATTTGTTGTGCACGTTGCTCCGAAGTATCAGGCTCATCGGCTGGTGCCGAAGGCGGAGGAGGGAGCGGCTCGTCTGTGGGCGCCACGTACTGACTCGTCCAGTAGTCCGCCAAGTCCTGCCAGTTATCGAAAACGTTGCCTTGGGCGTCTGTTATCGCCATCTTCTATCTCCTATTGCTGCGCTGGCGGGGCTGCCGGTGGCGAGCCTGCCGCTCCCGGTGGTGCCGGGAGTTGCACCCCCAAGGCTTCCAGTACCGCCATCCCGAGGTCTTCCTGCCCGGCCTCGATAAATACCTGTGCTATTTGGTCGATTACTTCCGGCGGTATCTGGGGTTGCCCGCCCGAAGGAGCCCCGCCCGGAGGGGCGGCAGGCTGATCCAGCAACGCCATCAGTTTTTGCGCGGCTTCGGGCTTACCCGCGTTGACCAACGCCTCCGCCATGTTCATGATCTTCATGGGTTCCAGGTTCTCGCCGAACTCCGCCAATACCTTACGCTCTTCCGCATCGGGGTTGGGTAAGTTCATGATCTTATCCCGCGCCGTAAAGAAAGAGACCAAGCTCTGGCCACCCGCCCCAACGGGTGTGACGGCCTGAATGGCAGCCGCAATATCACTCTCAATGTCCCGTGGGAACTTGGGTTCTACTTTGGCCGTAACGTACCAACCCTTGTCAATGTCCTTTGGCTGTATCTGCTGTGAGAAGAATCCCTTGTCCTCGTCGAGTCTATAGCCCTGAAACTGACCTTTTTTGCCATGGTCTGCGTACTGCGCCAACAGTTGCTTGCCCAGCCAGACGTAACACCGGGACAACGCCTCGGTGCGTGGATTGAAGACGGACCGCCTGGCGTCGGCAAGAATCACGAGAGCCCGGCCTGACGGAGGAGGAGACCCCACATCACCGAAGGCCAGGTGGGGCAACATACTCTGCTCTCCCTCGGTATTCAGGATACCCAAAAGCGCCAGCGTGACCTCGGGTACGAGAGGTAATTCCAGCGGCCTCAGGGACTCACCCTCTTCAACACGTATAATTCGGAATGCTTCCCACGGATCGCCCACGATCTCCTTCGTCCCCATCTTCGACTGATGAACGAGGGACCCCACTACGGACTTTTTATTGATGTCCATGAGTTGAGAAATATACTTGTTCATGGGCTCAAAGGTATGCTTCGCCGCCGAAAAGACGGACTGGCCACGGTATTCCAGCATGGTGGAATGATCCATATCCCGGATTGTCGGCATCGACCCCACGGCTCCATGCAGCACAGGGATACCGTTCCGCTTAAACGCCGTCGGCTTTTTCATAAACTCATTGTCGATGAGGACGGCATTCCGCTCTTCATCAAAGAAGTCGATCACCGTGTGGCCGGGATGTTGGCTAGTCCCACCGTGGCCAGTCGGCTCGATCCCGTAGGCGGCCTTGATCTGAGCTTCCGTCGCCAACCATTTATTAGCTATCCAGAGGAGGCCGCGAGGACCTTTGTCGTAAGTAACTCGCATCGGGTCCCACGCCTGCACATCGAAGTACGTCTCACCTTTCACAACATAGACGACGCACTTGAGGCAATACCACCCTCGGCTGGCAATGTAGTAAGCGAGGCTCTGCCGCAGTGGCGGCTCACCTGCCGCCATCTGAGTCTGGTCAATATCGTTCAGCGCCCCAAAAATGAACAGTTCCCCCGTGTCGGCTTTCTCCCGGTCCTTCTCCTTTGCATCATCGGCCAGCCTGATCGAGATACTCAACTCCGCCCGGTTCATCCCATCAAGAATTTTGTCGATATAATTCTGCGGTTTGGTGCTGGTGAACGCTTCGTAACCCGCGAGAGTTGTATACTCTTTCCCGACGGCGTAATCCTGGTCCTCATCCATGCGGGTATAGAGAGCATGCTGGTCTTGCTCAGACTGACTCACCGCCTTGGTGATGTCACTAACGGTGTCGAACATAGTGACCCCTACGCTCCGCCTCGTGGCCCGTATAGGGACTATATACTTTGGTAATCAATCTCCCCTCAATCGCTTCCGGCGCAAACTCACCGAGAATATATCGCTCCGCATCCATAAGGTGGAAGTTCGCCTTGCTATCGATCTCCTGGGTCGTCTCGTAGTTCTCGTCTAACTTGCGACTGTATGTCTCTTTCTCATGGAGGTACAATCCCACATCATCAAAGACAAATATACGATTGTTCTTATGCCAACTATACACCCGGTCGATGCCCGCCTCAACACCTTTCAAGGTCGGCTTGCTGATGGGCCAACCCGCCGCTGTATAGGCATCCCGGTAGCCGTCCTCGTTGGTCTGAGCGCCCCCGACACGGCGCATAATATTCTCGCCTTCGGAGAGCCGCTTGAACTCTGCGGCGTGACCAGCAGAGGACAACCCCCCAGCCAAGTAGTTTCGATAGACGTAGAGCCAACCGGTGCCGGGATCTTGGGCGTACCAGACGGCTCCGGTATTGTTGGGGCCGAAGTCGTGACCCACATAACATAGGTAGTGGTCAGGCGGCTTGCTCCACGCCCGCGGGATGCAGCACGCTACCTCATCGAAGCAATCATAGATCAAGCCAGCCGGCTTATCGTACATGCCCCGGTAGAAGAGGTTAAACTTCCACGCAGGCAGAGAGCGCCGAGCCCGTTCGTACTCCTCAACGGGGAAGGCTGGGTTCATCAGGCTATCGAATTGAATTACGGTGATGTCAGAGGCGCCGGCCTTCCACTTGTCGTAAATCTCCGTTTTCATCCAGCCAAGGCCATACAGCGTGGTGGTTCCGAGGACTCGGCCTTGAGCCAGGGACAGGCGCCGCAGAATCGCCTCCCAAGATGCCCGGTGAAACTGGAGTTGCCCCACTTCGTCCAACCAAGCCGCCAGGGCCGTGGCGGACTCGATGGACTCAGAGTTGGCCGCAGAAGCGAAGATCACCCGCGTCTTTACGTCCTCCCGGCCTGGCCATTTGTCCTGCCACTGCTTGTTGTACGTAAACTCAAAGACCTTATCGCTACTCCGGTACGTCCCCAGTTTGAGAAGATGGTCAAAAACGTACAGGAACTCTGGCAACATCTTGAGGTTCAAAAGAGGGAAGGTTGCGGTGACGGCCAAGTAATCCCCCGGCCCGCGTGCATCTATCTCTTGCTTCAGCCACCAGGGGCCCAGGCACGTCTTCCCCCCCTGAGTGGACGCAAACATGAAGACAAACCGTTCCAGGGCTTCCATGGCCTCAGTCTGCCCCGGATGCAGATTCAAGATGATCTGGGCGCCCTTTCGCTGGCAGAAGGGAGGGTGTTTCATCGCTGCAAGGTATCCCACCGGCTAGCATAAGAAAAGCCGAAATGCTTCCGAAGGAGTCGCCTCACGGCAACCTGAGAAAACGGCCGGCAAGAGAAAAGGTCTAAGTTCAACGCTTTCCTCTCCGGTGCCGTGTGAACGACCATACTACTCTCGCTCAAGAGAGCCATCCCAGTAACTCCCGGGCCAAAAGTGCCTCCGTTGGCAAACTCCTGGATGTAGAAATGGCAAATCGTCAGTGCTGTGACTGTGATAGCCTCTCGCATAAACGCTTCGACCACCTGAGCGTCGGCCAACCCTTTCGAACAGGTCAGGTCCGCGATCAGGTGCATCGGCTTGGTCACTTGGCGTCCTCCAGATTGGTCACGGCCTCTTCAATAGCCCGGTCCATCCATTCCGGTGTCTGAGACACCGGCTCGGGTGCCCGGTAGGACTTCACAACCGTCACGGTGCGGACCGGCGGCAAATCAGTGTCCCCGCCCACCGCCACGGCCTGAGCAGGTCTCCCAATAGTCTGGTCAACAACCCGGTTGACAACATCCAACTTCTGCGCCACCGTCACTTTCAACTTCCGGCCGTTGACGTTGACAACCTCATCCTTGAGAACCGCCTCATAGAACTCAATGGCTTTCGGGTACAACACCTTGATCCGGTCCTTCTGAGCCTGTTTCTCAGTTTTCTTTCTAACCATATCTACCTCGAAGCCTGCACTAGTCTCCCATAGAGCCACAACCAAAGGCTTTCAAGGACGGGATGTAGCTCTCCATCCGGCCTCCCACCCAAGCATAGTATACCTCATTCAGGGCCTGCCATGCTGCTTCCTGAACAGGCTTGTAGAATCGCAGTGATACGCGGTTGTGAGAGTCCGACGAGCTTACCGATGGCGGTGCGAGTTAGGCCAGATGCGCGGCCTAGCTCTATGACTTTAAGAGTGCGGGGGGACTTCACCTGGTATTGCATGGTGCCAGCGCAGCGAGTTGAACAATAGGTTTGGCGATGGCACCTAGAGAGCGGCCACGGCCCCATAGCCTGGCCACATTTGGCACACGGTTTGTAGTATCTAGGTCCAACCATACTGTACTCACATTATAACAGATGTTACAACTCGTGGCGAAACCCCTCAACAGCACGGAGCCCCCCCACTAACTCAATACTCACACCTAACACCCCCTCCCTCAGGCTCAGATTCGCTTTTTGCTCAAAATTCTGCGGGCTTACCAACCATGCCCGGCTGCCGCTCCTATGATACCCCCCCCCCCTTTAAAAGCCGGTAGCCGGTCCAGCTGCGCCGGATTAACTGCGGCAGCTGGCCGCCCAGCGACGGACTCCGTGACCCGGCCTAGACCGGGGTCAACCCCTATCGTCGACATCGGCTGGCCATGGGCGCAACACGTCGCCGGTACAATGGGACCTGCTGCGTGGCACGGGCGAGACGGCACCCACTAGGCGTGGCCAGTGCCGCAAGGCATGCCTGGCTATAGGCGTGGCAGCGGTACCGCCGGGGGCCATATCATAGGGGTAGGGGACCTGGGTGGTTCAGATGTTATGGCCAATCAGATGTTATGGCCAATTTACCATAGGGTGTTGACAAACCCGGCGGAAACGTGGTAATGTGTCTCTGTCAGGCACAAACCAACACAGCAAGGAGCCGGAACTATGAACCTGTACCATCTGACTCTAAGATCCAGCAATAGCAAGACTGGCGCCATTCCGGTGTCAACGTCGCCCCGGTCAACCTGCCCACCGGAGTGTCCACTACAATCTGGCGGATGCTACGGCGCTGGCGGGCCACTAGCTATCCACTGGCGCGCCGTTTCCACTGGCAGGCGTGGCGTAGCGTGGTCCGAATTTTGCGGCCAGATAGCCGCGCTTCCGCCTGGCCAGGCGTGGCGACATAATCAGGCTGGCGACTTGCCCGGTAATGGTAGCGACATCGACGCCGCCAAACTCGCCCAGCTAGTCGCCGCTAATCGTGGGAAGCTTGGATGGACATATACGCACAAGCCGCCTAGCTCGGCAAACCTGGCGGCAATCCGGGCGGCATGTGCGGACGGCTTCACCGTCAATCTGAGCGCCAACAACCTGGCCCACGCCGACAAGCTCGCCGAGCTAGGCCTGCCCGTGGCAGTGGTACTTGCCAAGCCTGGCTCAACTACTACGCCAGGCGGACGGCGCGTAGTCCAATGCCCCGGCTACTC